AACCACCAAGTCCTCTCTTATTCAGAGTAGAACCGTCATAGCATAAACCTAGAGTAGCAACAATGGCAATTTTTATCATACAATAAGACCAGAAGTTTGTTCAATCCATCCTTTCGCTATTTCATCATTAGTTTTACAGATAGTGACAACTGTGCTCATACTGATCATCGCCTCACTAGGATTACTCTCTCCTGAAACGCAAATACCTGGAGCAAATCCAACGCCATCGTTTGTTCTCATGAACAGTCTAGGGTTTTTCAGACTGACATAATCTCCCGTGACGTTTTTGACTCTTCCAACAATCTCACCCATAACTGTAACAACAGTAACAACTTCACCTTTAAATTCTTTCATTTATATTCTCCGATTGGCCCATATATTTTTGAAATAACTTTAGCACATTCTCTAGCAATTGCCATATGCTCTTTCTGTGTGCCATTCTCTCTTCTCAATTGTATATAATGGATCCAACTTCTTAATGTTCCATTCATATATAATCTGCTTTTTGTATTCCCTTCTGGCAATACACATCTTGCTTGTTCTTTGGCAATACCATTTTCGATAGCCCATTCATATGCTTGTTTAGCTTCTGAAATAACACGAGATTGCCAGTCTTGCCATTGTTCCTTTAGTTCTTCATTATCTGTATCCACAGAGTTTTGACGATTCTTATCATCTTGAAGTCTGGCTTCACGTATCACAAACTGATCACCGAACTCTGCTGGATTCGCATATCTCTGACTAAACTCTTGAAACGAGAAAGATCTGTGCCTCAATATTTGTCTAGCAATATCTCGTGTGGTTTCTATTTCTAAACATACAGAAACCATTTCGAATGGACTCCAATGCGCATTCTTCATCAAATATTTCAGAAGTCTTGCATTTGTTTCGGTATTGTTTTGATTAGATGGATTACTCACACGGGCACAATATGCAACTAAATTCTCTATGTCTTTATCTGCTTGATTGTTGGAAATCAACCCGTGTGATATATCCGATTTGGAATAACTCACTAGTCTAATCTTCATCTTCATCATCCATATCTTTTATATCAAAGTCAGATATAATACCCATCTGAACTAATATTGTAAAAACTGTTCTAATGCTATATCTAGAACCAAAGAAAAATCCCATTGAATAGGCAACATATATGCAAAATGTCGCCAGTATTGTATGTTGAAATGCACTCACATCACGAACCCCTCTGTTTTTATCCTTTTACCAGTATTAGATTGATCAAAGACAGGAGAATCGTCAACCAATTCCGTTGCTTTATCTTGCAATACATCATATAGTTTCATCTTAGAGCGATCGATACCTATAACAAATCTCTTATTACTATTTAAATCGCTGTATCTATTCTTCAGTTGTTTTATCATCAGTTGATTTACCTTAGATAATTCATCATTAGATATGACAGCAAACATAAAATCTGCTGTTGCAGGTAATCCAAAGGATTCAGAGGTATCCTCCAAACCTGGGTCGCTATTCGAGAAACCAGATCTTGTTGTTTGTGTAGCAGAAACAACGGGGATATTAAACTCAACAGACAGACCTCTGAGTTCCTCTGCGATTGCTTTGACATAAGAGTAAGAATTAATAGCACCACCCATACCTTTAACTCTAGAGGACGCACATATATTCAAATAGTCTATAAAAACAATGTCGGGAACAAATTTCTTTTTCAGTTTTAATTCATTAAGCAATGCTCTAAAATGCCCACTATGTGCCTGACCAGTTGGATATTCTTTGATGATGAGTTTACCAGAAGTGCTCTTGGATATTTTAGAAACTTTATCAGAGAATATTTTCTTGGAAAGATTTTGTATTTGATCAATGGGAATATCTAACAGGTTTGCGTCAATTCTTTCTGCGATCCTTTCCTCGGCCATCTCCATTGTTAGATACAAACAGTTTTTACCTTGGGCAAGAACATTACCCGCCATGTGACACATGAATAAACTTTTACCCACACCTGTATTATGAGAAGAAACACCATTTGTGTAATAGCGGTGATTCTCATGTTGAACGTTGATGTCTACTATCGGAGTTCTGTTTCCAGTAAAGGAAACACGACCTTTCTTATATCCATCTTTAGTCAGGATATTAACTTCTTCAACTTTGGTGAGTTCTTTTGCGGAAACCCATCCAATATCAGTTTCGAACAGATGGTCTTCGTTACATATCACAGGGTCATAATTAGTGTCGTCCAACTCTAGGACATATTCGTCGTATTCCCCTTTGTTAATGAAGTAGTTGACAGGAACGTACCCATCGGGTGAATCAACTTCAACTTCATATCCATTTCCGAGTAAAGTTTGTATCTCTGCAATACTAATTTCTTTCTCGTACCAACTCATAGAAAACTCCAATTATATAAATAAAAGTATGGTTCGCGGGTCGCCACAACCCCAACCATTCTATCCATTATTATACTACAATTATACTATAATTCAAGGAGAAAGTAAATGGACAGCAAACTTATTTATAAAACTCTATGCGAATCGCGTAAATCCCTCAAAGAGTCTTACGGTTATGGTTCAGGGTTACACGCTCACCATATAATCCCTAAGCATTCTGGTGGTTCTGAAGAACCCGAAAATTTCACATATCTAACCCCTCGCGAACATACTATAGCACATTATCTTCTATGGCGTATCTATAGAAATCCTAATGACTTAAGATCCATGAATATGTTGGGTGCAAACCTATCGGTATCCCAGCGTAGAGTTATCGGGGAATTTTGTCGAGATAACGGTATTGGGATATTTTCCGAAGAATACCGTATCGATAAAGAATTAAATTCCAAACGCGGTAGAAAAGCAGCGAAAACTCAAATGGAAAAAGGTTCCGCTATATTCGACCCTGAGAGACGTAGAGAGTACTTCTCTATGGGAGGAAAGGTCGGCGGAAAGGTTCAATATCAAAATGGTCAAGGTATCCACAACCCTGAGCACAGGGCAAAATATGCCTCGCTTGGAGGTAAATCCCATAAGGGTAAACGCTGTATGTTTAAACCAGGCGATACCACTTTCAAAAGAGTTAAACCTGAAGACATAGAATCATTCATAGAACAAGGATACGTCTTCGGTTCTCCCTATAAATTCCACAATAAGAAATAATCAACTTTTCTTTCTGAACCGCACCCTGACCTTAGTGGAAGGGTGCACGCAACCTGCCAGGATAATATTCAATGACTTTCTCGGCAATCCATTTTTTGTTATTTGATTAAATAGATCAAGGTCAAACGGAATCCTCTCTTCAACTCTATGATAGAAATCATATCTAGATTCTACATTCTCCAAGTAATCATGCCCGATATTACTGTCAAACGTAACGGACAGTGCTTTTGATAAAATATCCGGAAGAGCATCTTTAGCAAGAGTTGGGTGTTTGCCGTCAATGATCGAAATACTTTCCATGACGGCATTAAATAGAGCACGATCTTGACACCACTTTTCTGTTTCATCCATCATCCAAGATAAATCAGAATCTGGTTTATTAAACAGAGTCGGTAAAAGTTCGTATGCTTCTTTATTAATTTCCTCTTGTAGAGTAGTGTCGTTGAGCAAAACTTTAAAAGTTTCTGGAGTTGGAGATTTATTATACTTTGTGACATATCTCACAAAGATTTTAAACAACTCTTTATGCGCTCCGGTGAAATAACCAACATCAATAAAAGGAACAACTTTTCTCATGAATTCTTCATTAGTGAAGAATCCTCTCAAAATCACATCTTGTATATTTGTCATATATCCTTCTTACTGCGGCATATCAATAAAAGTAACATTACCTTGTTGAGCACTTTTGAAAATAAAATCTTGCAGAACTAGACTGGCGAGTCTACGAATATTCGGATCGTTCTCCTTCGACAATCCAAGGATTGGACTTGATATAATTTCAAAGTCGAACATTATCTCTTTCGTTTTCCCGTTTATAACTATATTATAAAAATAAATTACTGTAGGAGAATATTCGTCATAATAGATCGTAATGTCAAATTCTTGTTCTCCTCTCGGAGAAGGATGAACAACATAGTGTTCATTTTCTATTGCGCGGTCTATGTCAATCGAATGTTCATCAGTCGTCAGCATTTTCTTCTACCTCGAAAACTTCCATAGAACTACCTCTCTCTACGCTGTATATTTTCTCTACTTGAGTTTTAAAGTCCGTCTCTTCAAATATAGGTTCCCAAAATTTAGGATCCATAGTATCTTTCTCTCTTAACTTTGATCCGACCATTTCTCCAGTTTCTTTATCAACACGTTGATACCATCCATTAGAAGGTTTAATAACATGACCAGTAGCAAGAGCAACATCCAACAGACCACTATAAGATTCAATACCACCTTCCCAAGAAACACGAATAGGTATTTGAGACTTTTCTTTAACAAACCTAGACTTCTCGACATTAATGACGAAATCATATCCAGTTACCTCTGTTCCTGTTTTGTTTTGTCTCCTCCCGATGATCCAGATATTATCTGCGGAGTAATAGATCCCAGTGTTGTGAGTTACCACACCATTTTCTAGCACATAT